TTGCTCATACAGCAGAGGAACAAGATGTAGTACACGTTTACCATAGTAAGAATCCTATTAACGATTTAACATATGGTTACGGCGGTGTTAAACTATTGCCTACTACACTTACACGTAATATGGATACAACAACTACAGATATGACAACAAGTATTAGTGATAAATTTAAAGTAATGAATGAAGTTAGTAACATTACAGCATTTGATACAGATGCTTTTAGTACTTGGAAAAGTGCTTTTAGAGAATGTGCTAAATTAGCAAGTAAAACAATAGACAGACAAGATGAAGGAGAAACAAATGAAAGACTCAAAATATGGACTACTAAGGCTAATGGAAGATTTTGTGAGCATGCGATTCGAGGTGCTAATGCTGGCATGCAGTTTGGCCTTTCTAACAGCTCTGATCTTAACCTAATAAATAACTTTGATTGGCTAAGGAGAGAATATGAAGAAACAACAGTTTGAAAATTTAATTGCATCTAGTCCTGATAGAGAAAAGTTTAGAGAAAATCTAATTAAATTTAGTAACTATGAACGTAGCGATACAATGGATATTATTAGAAATATGCAAAAGTGCCAACGTAACTGGGATTACTCTAGAAAAATTTCAGAAGAAGCTATTGATTATTTGTTATGGATAGCACAAAATAGTCCTTCTAAACAGTATGAAGCATATTACGATGTGTACTGGAGTGCTAATAGAGATATAATACAAAAAATGTCTCGATATACATGGGGATGTACTCATAGCAGAAACCCACCTAGTACGTGGAGGAATAGTCAAGCCAATGCTAACATGTATATGTTATTTGTTGCTAAAGAGCCAGAAACTCAAGAAAATTGTCATGCAGATGGCACACTTAAAGAAAATAATACTCCTGCTAGATGGGAAAATGCTTATGTAAGCATCGGTATTGCTATGGGGTTGGTTATGCATGCCGCACAGAGGATGAATCTAGTGACAGGTTGTAATAAAAGTCATGGTGATATAAATGGTGATAAATTTTGGGAAAAAACTTTAGGTATTGAAGAAGATGTAAAAGCAGGCCGTAAAAAAATAGCATATGGAATTGGTATTGGTTATCCTCAAGAAGATAGACCTAGATGGGAGTCTGATGAAAAAGAATTAGCTATTGGAGCAGGTAATGGGAGTAATTTAGCCACAGATTTAACATTAGATAAAAACGAAAACGGCAAACCATTTAGAAAAATTAAGATTGTAGACATTAACAAACATACTGAATCTGAGGATCCGTATGGAAATACCCATCAAATACCTCATACTAGTGATATTAAAATCAATACACAAAAAAATAGAGTAATTAATATTATAGAAATTAAATGATAAACATTGTGGTAACAAGCAAACCTGTAGATGGTTTACTTTATTATAGTTATGAATACTGCGATATGCTAAACAAAGCAGGGTATTCTGCTCAAGTATTAATTATATCTCATCGAAAATTTGAGCATAGAGATTACATTGATACTATTAAGAACAAATACATACATTGTAAAAATGTAATTATAGATTATTACGAATCAAACAAAAATGATGTAACATTAATACTAGGTCGTAGTATGATGACACTATCATGGCAAAACTTTGATGACTATACAACAGAGCAACAACAAATTTTAAAAAACGTATTTGGCGGCAAAGTAATTAGTGTTTATTCTGAAAATCATCCTGAAGGTTATCCTAAAGCACTAGAATTTTATAAACCAAAAAATATTATAGACTTATGTGATACTGAAGTATACCCAAATGGCACCGGAAAACATTTTCAAAAGACAATTAATTTTTCTATATATAAACCTTACGTTGAAGATATAAAATTTAAATATCTATTTTTAGGAACTAATGACAAGTATTATGCTACTGTAGAGCAAGTTTTAGATAATTTTCCTGACCATGGGGTCTTGACATATGATGAAAAATATGTTAATATAAAGAATAACAATGTATTTGTACCGGTTGAAAATCTTATGGGTATGTTTGAAACATATGTATATACAAAAGAAACATTTGATCCTGCTCCTAGGATTTTTCAAGAATGCAAATATTATAAAAAAGATGTAATTTACTTACGAGATAAAGATATGAAAGACGGAGGAAGTGTTTATTGGAAACGTGATAATAATGTTCCAGACATTAATCCAATACTGGAGGCATTAGATGATTAGTTATGACGGATGGGATAGAGAGTATCTCAAAAATAAGGCGGCGTACTTAGATATATTTGATTCATTTATGAGTCAACTTAATTATGAAAACAACGAAAAGTTTGAAGATAAAATTAAACACTATACAGGCAGAGAGCATGTAGTAAGTGTAGCAAGTGCTACAGATGCCCTAGGATTTAGTTTAGCATGTCACGGAGTAGGACCAGGAGATGAAGTATTAGTTACTGACTTTAGTTGGATCTCAAGTTCATCTTGTATTAGTATGGTAGGTGCTACACCTGTATTTTGTGATATTAATTTAGACACATATCATGTAAGCCTTGATAGTATCAAAAGAATGACTACTGAAAAAACTAAAGCAATCATTTATACACACCTGTTTGGTAATATGGTTGATGTTACAGATATAATTGAATATTGTAAAGAAAATAAAATTTGGTTTATTGAAGATGCCGCACAGTCAATTGGATCAAGTTATGATGGTACAAAAGCAGGTAGTATAGGACATTGTAGTTCTTATAGTTTTAATTCAAATAAGGTAATTGCTGGAATAAACGGTGGCGGCGTCTTTATGACAGATAATGAAAGTACTGCTGACACAGTAAGGAAACTAAGAAGACACGGCAAAGATAAAGATTTTAATATACTAGGACATAACAGTAGAATGTATGTTTTAAATGCAATGATAATTGAACAGCGTATGAAAAATCTTGTCGAAACACAAACTACTAGACAAGAAATCGCAAAAAGATATAATGATGCCTTTTCAAATTTGCCTATTGTAACGCAACAACCAAATGAATTGTTGAATCACAACTGGCACAAATATACAATAAGATTAAAAGACAAAGAAACTCGTAAAAAAGTAAAAGATAAATTAGGACTTTCTATACACTATGAAAAGCCGTTATCAAATAATACAATGTATTTGAACATACCGCACAAGAAAGATAAGTGTGTAAATTCTAAATTAGTTTCAGATACAATAGTATCACTACCGATTCATGCTTGGTTAACTGATGACGAGATTGAAAGTATTATTACTACAGTAAGGAATAGTGTGTGAAAACATTTATAGATAGAAGGCACCTTGATGCTTATGACAATAACGTTGATATTGAGAAAGATTTTTTCACATCATTAGAAGAGGCTTGGAAAGTTACACCTTCTAAACAAAACTTCATGCCTTACAAAATTCATATAATAGGTCCGGATGCCCAAGAATATAAAGATAAACTATACGCTATCTGTCTTAGAAATGAAGGCAAAGTTGACACCTTGTCAGATGAACAGTTGATTGAAAGATATATACATAGACCCCCTAGTTACCACAGTATTACTAATTGCTCATATGCTTTGATTATAACACAGCGATTGATTACAAAAGTAAATGTTCGCCAACAGAAAAGATTATACAAAGGCCATGTAGCGGAACAAATGGATCCCAAAAAACAGGATGCAATTAATTCCTTAGCAAGTTTTGAAGCTGGTTTATTTTGTAACGCTTTGCAGTATTATCTTTTACAAAAAGATATTGATTCTTGTTATACAGGATGTTTTAGAAATAATTTAGACACATGGAAAACATTATCTTTCGTTAACGAAAATCCTATAATGATAATGACTATTGGTAAAGGTAAAATCTTTGTTCCTCGAGACCCTGAGAATGATAGGCCAGATCTAGATGAAATCATCAATATAGTCAAGTAAATAATAATATGCGTAAACCAATCACCTTAGCAGAATTAAAAGGTTCTGAGTATCGAACTGTAGATTTTTACTTGTCAAAGTCTTGCAACAAGTCTTGTCATTATTGTACTGCGTGGACTTTAGAAATGCGATACCTACATACAGATATGGATTTAGTTCGCACTATCTTAAAAGGTCTTGCACCTTATAAAACACGTATCTGTTTATTAGGCGGAGAACCAGGACTTATTAAAAACTTAGATGAAATTATAGCAGAGATTAAAAAATATCCTAATTTAATTCCACAGGTATTATCTAATAGTTTAGTACGTAAGTTTTATCCTCACATACTTGAAGATCCTGAAGTCATCTATATTGAACACTTAATATTAGATTTTTACGAAGATAAGATTGAAAAACTAGGAAACTATGATTGGTTTGAGCCCAACGACTTAAACAACTATAATCTTATTATTGAAACACCTGGTTATTTTTCTTACAGAGACAAGCACGATATAAGTCATATTGATCATAAAAATACAGAATTTAAAGAATACAATTCACGTTCGCCTGATTTTTTTAGTGATCACGAACTTGTACAAGCCCCAGAATTAGAAAGACGTATATGTGCAAAGTTTCCACAAGTACCTGTGTTTGACTTTGAAATACAAAAAATTAGACATTGCAGTAGAAAAGCAATTAACGGATCTCGTGAGTTTGATATTACAATAGAAAACATTACTAAAATGATGGAACACGATTTATTTAATTTTGAAAATTATTGTACAGTATGTATGGACATTATTCCTCCTCGTCCTAAAGTACGTAGACAGGCAATATTAGAAAAAATAGCATTAGAGGAAATTAAATGAAATTATTTTCTGTAGCTCTTAACATGCACGATCATAATACATATGACGGCAAGACACATGTACAAGTTGAAAGACAAACACGTAGAAAACATAATTTAAACACAGACCCTCATGACGGTAAGCCTAGTAGAGAGTTTTTTGAACAATATGTAAAAACAGAAGATGAAACATTATGCTTTACAGTTTCTAATCTTGGACAAGAATTTGTAATTGATCTTATTGAAGAAAAGTTCGGTACAAAAGAATTTTTAGATTTTAAACCTACTAACTTATGGGACTATCATCAAGGACAAGACTTTTATTATATTGATCATCATCAAAGTCATGCCGCATACGCTTTTTTAAGTTCTGGATATGAAGAATCAGATATACTTGCTATTGACGGTAGAGGTTGGAAATTTAATTGTGTGTTCATTGACAAGCACGGACATATACATAACTTATCAGATAAACTATCAATTGGAGGATTGTGGAATAGACTATCACAAGACTTAGGATTTGGTTACTTAGGTGCTGGTAAAGTTATGGGCCTAGCAGGTTACGGTCAGTATGATTATCAAATACATGCGTTAATTGACTATTACATGAACAATAACTGTACATTACCAGACTGGTCAAAAAAAGTTTTAGATAAGCATTTAAAAGAAGATGTTGCTTATACACTACAATGGGTAACTGAAGACTTAATTAAAAAATTTGTATATCCTCTTAAAACATGTGATAACATTTGTATTGCTGGCGGAGTTGCATATAACGGATATATGAACGAAAACTTTACAAAGCACTATACTAATGTACATGTGCCTCCTGCTGTTGGCGACGAAGGCCAAGCTCTTGGAACATATATGCATGCTGATTATGTACTAAACAAAAATATACACTTACCTAAAACAGCATCAGGTAAACATTTTGATTATGTGCTATCTGATAATTTTATTGACTTAGATATAAAAAAAGTTGCACAAAGTATTGCTGATGGTAAAATTGTTGGATGGTTCCAAGGATTATCTGAAAGCGGTAATAGAGCATTAGGTAATCGTAGTATACTTGCTGACCCTCGTAATCCTAATATTAAGAATATCATTAATACTACTATTAAGAAGCGTGAAGACTTTAGACCGTTTGCTCCGAGTGTGTTAGAAGAACACTATCAAGAATATTTTGATACTAATCAGCCAAGTCCATACATGAGTAGGATTATGCCAGTTAAGTCAGACAAGATTCCAGGTGTAACACATGTCGACGGTACAGCAAGAATACAAACAGTTAATCGAACACAAAATGAAAAGTTTTATGATCTTATAAATGAATTTTATAAAATTACTGGAATTCCAATGTTACTGAATACTAGTTTTAACTGTCAAGAACCTATTGTAGAAAATCCATACGAAGCATATGAAACTTATGAAGAAACTGCAATTGATATACTTGTAATAGATAATAAGATGGTCAGCAAATGATAGACGAAACAATTTTACGAAACGTTTTAAAAGAAATAAAAGAATTTCCTGAAGGTCGTGATACTCTAATTGATAGTTTTAGTGATAATCAATTCTTAGCAAAAAAACAGATGCTAGAAAAATTAGATTTTTTAACCAAGGAAAGTGAAGTTGTAATTTTTGGTTCTTGGTATGGAAGCATATTAATTCCATATCTATCACCTATTGTAAAGAGAATTACCTGTATAGATTTAGATAATGAAGTGCTCCAAGTATCAAAAAATAGATTATTTAAACATTTAAAAAACGTAGAATACAACTCGGGCGATGTTTTTAAATTAGATCTAAGTAGGTATCATACTACGGATTTGTTTATCAACCCTAGTTGCGAACACATGCCACCTATGAAAGAATTTCCATACTGGCCTAAAAGTACACATTTTGCATTTACTTCAAATAACATGTATGATATCGAAGGACATGTTAATTGTGTGAGTAGTATACAAGAATTTAAAAACCAACTGCCAGATAATGCAACCGTGACAGTTGAACACGAAATAAAGGATTCACGTGGCATTAGATATTTAATAGTAGGTAAATTATGTTAGACTTATATCAAAATCTTACAGCATACGGTACAGTGTATGAAACTAGATACACAATGTCTAATGTAGACAAGTTTGTTGATTGGACAGAAGAAAATTTTGATTATGTAAGATATAATCCTCGCAAAGAAATTGATAGATGGGGACTAAGTATTACAAGTCTTGACGGCGGATTAAGTGGTACACCAGACTTAGATAGTCTTCCAAATTATAATAAAGAAAATAACACACAATATTACGAACAACATTTTAAAACACCTACTCCTGTTTATGATTTTCCTAGTGTCAAAGAGGTTCTTGATCCTATTAAAGATTATATATGTAGAACGCATGTATTAAAACTAAACAGTGGCGGATATTTTCCCCCTCATAGAGATTTTACAAGAGACATTTTTAAAACATATAGACTTATTATTCCTTTACGTAATATTGAACCACCTTGTTTTAATTTTGTTATAGAAGATAAAATACAAAACTTTAA